AATTACTCGTTACCTGTATTGCCCCTATTATTTTTTTTATCTCTTTTACGCATTCTCCAAATCCGGTATTTCCGTATTCAGTAGCGCAAAGTGGAACGTTTAATTGTGTTGCCATTTAAAAATTAGTTTTTGCTGTGAAACAATTATTGTTTTTTATTATTACATTCAAATTTGAAATTTCAATTGCATCTACACGATCATTAAAAATATTTTTATCATTCATTTCAGTACCATAAAAATAACATTCGGTTTCTGAAAATTCCACCCAATCGAATGTAAATTGTTTATGTCTTTCCATCTGTTCAATAAATAAACTTTTTATTGGGTGTAATATTGGTTTAAAATTTATTGCTGTTCTTTGCTCTGAAATATATTCACCTTCCGTAATATTAGCAATTAAAATTCTTAGTTTAGCTTTCCCATAAATATCTGTTCTTCTTTTATCCCTATTAACGGTAATATCAGTAAACAAAACAATCAATGGAAACTTTTTATTTGAACTTGTAAAACTTTCAGTGTATTCCTGTAAACGTTTGGTTATTTCTTTAGGATGCCCGTATAAATAATAAACCGGAATATCAAAAACTATTGAGTTTACAACATCCCTAATTTCTTCCACTATATAAACGGTATCTTCCATATTAACCTATGAGTAATTTATTCAATGGTCTATATTTATATAAAATTTCGTATTTGTTCATATCATTAAACTCGGGATAATCAATAAGATTTGAGTTTAAAAAATCCATCAAATCGTTTATACATACTACCATCCTGTTCCATGCATCAACCATTTTAAACGATGGGTTTGCATTACTTGAATTTTCATTCTTTGTTTTTGCTTCCCCCATTGTTGTGGTTTGCGTATGTATTTTTTTCATCCAATGCCAATAAACGAAATAAGCAATCATAGATGTTTTTCTAATGCCTGTACTGGTATTGATCCCCAATGTAGAATGTTTATAAAAATAAACATCCCCGGCACTAAATTTTACCCCGCCTAATAATGATAATATATTTCCTGTTACTGAATATTCAGTATTTTTTATTAATTCCCCTATACCACGTTGAATAAACACAAATTCTTTTCCTATCAATGAAGGGGGTATAATAATTGTTGCCACATTGGAAACTGGATCATACATGTTACCCCGGCCAACTACCACCGGGGGAATTACATTTAATGATAATAATGCATCAATATTTTGCCCTGGGTTGTTAACTATACCTTTCCACATTCTTACTTTACCATTACTACTAGTATATTCAACCCCCTGCAATAAATCAACCCATTTTTGTTCGATGGTTGTTTCAAGTAAACCAGCTTTAAACGCTTTATATAACGTGTACCCTAAAACGCTTTCAAGTAATTCCGGTTCCCTATCTTCAATCATACAATCAACTTGTTCACCCACTATTGTGGATTGAACATTAGATATTACAATATCATTACCTATAAAATATGTACGATCAATCAGGCCCATTGTTTATTTTTTTATTGCCGCTGCCGGGGGGATGTTACCTTTACCCAAAACATCAGCGGTGGTATGCGTTTTATCTTCCTTTGCATCCTTTTCCTTTTGTTTTTCGGCTAATACAATTGCATCCTTTTCACGCTGTTCCCTTTCTTCCTGGGTTTCTTCCTTCTCCTGTTCTTCCTGTTCTTCCTTTTTATCTTTCAATTTTAAATATTCCGCTTCTGATATTCTGGTAGCAATTTTTGCCTTTTCAAAAATTTTGGCAGATTCATCGGAAATTTCAATAAATTGCCCATCACTATAAAATTTTGTTTTATCATACCCGGATGGATATTTAACTTTCATTTTTACCAATGATGGATCAACCGGCATTTTTTCAGGCGTAACGGTTGATATAATTGTTGATGTTGTTTGTATTTCCATTGTTATAAAAATTTAAATTATTAAAAAAATTATGCACCAATTGCAGTTTTCACATCGGAAAACAATGGGCCTTTAACAATTGCCGGTTTACGTAAATTGCTAATGTAATCCATATAGAACTGTTCCAAAACATAGGAAAATTTATTTTCCGCAAAATCGGTTCCATTGTAGCCAAACCTAACGATTAGGCCACCACGAAGAATTACATTGTACTGTTTCAAATCACCAACAATTACCGCACCGCTTGCCATACCAGGATTACCAACAAATGAAACACCGTTTAATACATCAGGTGCATTTAAATACCCGTTGTTATCATCCTTTGAAATACCCATACGGTTTTTCTTGAATGTACTCATTAACGCAACATTGGCCCCGGCCCCGAATGTACTATTTTCTACTTGTGCATTCATTGCGGCAATTGCATCGAAATCATTTGGGGCAGGAACAACCACGCCATCCTTAAATTCCGTTGCTGTATTATATGCCGTTGCTGCACTTGTAATGTTTGGCAGGATAGCGGTATTTATACGATTAATTAAATCCACCCTGGCTTTACCCAAAATGTCAGAAACCAAACGGGGAAAATCCAAATTAAATTCCTCTGTGAACCCAATTAAACAGGCTTCTTTTTTGTAAGTAGCTGTTTTCAATTCGTATTTATATTGAACCTGTGGTTTTGTCGCACCCTCTGCCACTGTTGCACTCGTACCGTCTTTTGCAATTTCATCATACCATGTAGCGAATGGGGTTGCAAATGATGCATTAATCATGTTCACCAAACCAAACACCCACGGATTGTTACGATACTGTGAAGTAATGGCCGCATCTGCACCAATGCGTAACAATGTGGCCGCATCAATTGCCTGGGCTATACTGGCAACCGTACCAACACCACCGGCCCCTGCAATAGTCGCAACCGGCCCAACCGCTTTACCTTCAATTGTATCATATGGCATCATTACAAATTGCCCTTTACTGTTAACGTTTATCATAAACGTTTTTGTTCCCTGCCTGTTTTGGAAAATGCTTTTCAAATCTGGTTTACTTTCTTCCAAAACGGTTTCAATAGATTTTGTACCTACTTCGCCACTGTTCAATTTTTCAGAAATTTCCTGTAAAGTTGAACCCTGTTTAACAGCAATATCTTTTACTTCATTTACTGCTTTATCCGCTGCGGTTTTGTACTCATTAAATTGTTCTTCAGTCAATCTACCCTTTGCCGCTTCCGTTGCAAAATTTTTGGCCCTGGTTTCGTATTCGGCTAAAATGCTTTTTACATTTTCTGTTGCCTGGGAACCTATGGTTTTAGCCAATTCTTGTTTTTCCTGTTCAGTCATTTTAAATAATTTTTACAGATTAATAAATTTTGTGTTTCGTATATATTCTACAATGGATGGGGATGGGGGAACAATAATATTTTCCTGTTCCATATCCGCTTTACCCGGTTGTATAGTTTCTAATGTTGGTGTTAAAATATTTGATCCAAACAATACCGCTGAATTTTCTAATAATTTATATTCCGATACTATCCACATATACCCACTTTCTTCCGCTTCATCACGATTAATTACTAGATTAATATATTTTTCCCAAAACAAATTTTCCTTTTCATATTCACTGTCATTAATTGCCATTTCGATCCCACCCGAAACGTATTGTAACCCGATTGAATGCTGTTGTACCTTTCCATTTTTGTAAAGATTATAAACCTTTTCATTGTAATCTTTACGTATCCTGGTTTCAAAAATTAGTACCTGGGTTGATCCTGGTTTATTTATTCCCAATTCTGATAATAGTATTTCCTGGGTATATATTTTTTGTACATCCCCTACCTGTTCATCAATTCTATGTATATGGTCATGTAAATGCGGGATCATACCTTTTCTATCCTTCAAACTACGTTTACATGAATCAGTTAGTAATACATCACCCTGGGAATCAAACCAATTTGCAGTGTTAGCAATTACCTTTACATCTACATAATTTTTATTCCCCTCACTTTCCGTTTCAGTAATTTCCTTTAAAGATTTTTCCGCAATTTTTCCGCTACCATCAACCACTAAAAAACTATACTTGCAGCTAACCGCATCCGTCTGCTTAATCAACATCTTTTTTTGGTTGATTAATGCGGTTTTGTTTTCAATAAGGAATTTATAAAGTTCCTTACCTTTCACATCAGGTATAATTATTTTTGGCATTTGGTAACTATTTTTTGATGCTTTAATTTATCTTCCTTTTCTTTCTTAATTTCTTCCATCAATTTTTTATCAATCGGCTGTTTCGGCTGTTTCGGCTGTTTCTGTTCCTGTGGGTTCATCTTGTATAGGTTTAATTACCATACTAGCGGCATCCACTGTAGGAATACCAAATAATATGTTAAGTGTATTAATTTTACTTTCTTCGCTTAATGATGGGTTTGCAATTATTGCAATGACTGATTGGACGCCCCCCGGCCCTATCAATGTTGCTAATGGGGTATTTGGTTTTTTAATATCCCCAATTCTTATATCCCCATTTTCAATTTCCGGTTCACCAATGCTTTTCAACCACTGATTAATAGAAATTAACCCATTATCAAATTCAATTTTTTTAGCCTGGTTTAGTGTAAGTTTGGCACTTGCTAATTTATTTTTATCATCCTGCAAAACTGCCAAATGTGAATAATCTTTAACCCAAATAACATTATAATCACTTGCTGAAAACCATTCACTAAGTTGTTCATAAATCATTTCAGAAAACGGTAAAATAAAATCAACATAAAGTTGTTTTTTAAATTCGTTTATATCATTACCGTTAAATGCAGTAGAATTATTGTTAGCTAAAAGTTTGTATGGGTAATCTAATTTATCCGCAATTGTCATTACTTCATCTTGGCCCCACTCGGTTAACATTAAATCCCTATATGGAACCTGCATAGATTGCCATCGCTTT